GACTGGTGGTGCGATCTCGACGCCCGAGATCATATCACCCAGCATGTAGTCGCCAGGAAATTTTGGCATGCCAGAACCACCGCTAACTTCGCTGATTCGTTGCAGTTGGCGCTCCACGTCCTGCACGAGATAGTAGGCGGCGTCACCGTCACTATCGCGCCTCGTGTCGGGCACGATCCCCTGGATCATGAGGGTCCATTTGTCGCTGCGATTCGATCCGTCCTCGCCTGCAAAATATGCAGCGTCAGGACGCGGCGCTTCGACGATGGACAGTGCGGGCGGTTGCCCGGTCACGTCCTGGCCGAACAGCAGGCGGTTGTAGTAGACCTTATCCTTCAGCGTGAAGGCGTTGCCATCCTCGGTTGAGATCCGTCCGAGAAGTGCGACCAGTGCCTTGATGACGGCCAGGCGTTTCGGTGGTGTGCGTGTAGTTGGAAAGTTCATGCGAGCCTCGCAAATTGTCGAAGGAATTCATCGTTCACCAGGCGGCCAATCGGCGCGGCCGACTTCTCGGACACGTCGCGGAAAACCTGATCCACGGACGGGCCGTACAGCAGCGCGACCTTGCCTGGCACCAGCCAGTTCGTGATCGTGTCGTGACGGTTGCCGAAGGCTTCGCCGGACTTGAGGCGCACGGCCAGGCCGACGTTACCGTTGCGCAGTTTCGTCAGCCAGGATTGACGCAGCAGCGTCGCACCCTTGGCGTTCTTCACATGCACGGTGACGCCGATACGCGCGCGGCTGCCGAGCGGCGTGCCCGGTGCTGCGAATCGAGCCAGGCTTGTTGCGCGCTGGCGGGCCTTGATGACGGCTTCGAGGTCGCCGGGTTTGGCCTTCTTCGATACGCCGATGCGCTCGGGAGTCAGATAGTCTTTTGGGAAGGCGATGTCGTCGAGGATCGAGCGGCGGATCAAGGTCATGCCACCTCGTTCCGCCACCGTGTTGATCGCCAGTTGCGCGGCCTTGTCAGCCACGCCGGGGAGCCGCTGGAAGTAGTCTACGGCGTCAAGGATTGTATGTGCCATCGTTCAGCTTTGCGACATACCAGACCTGATCGGTCGGGCCGCAACGCGGATCGCGCGTGTCGATGGCGAGGACTTGGCCGCCGAAGGCCGGGTGAAGGATTTTCACGCGACCACCGCGAGCGATAACGAGCTTCTTGGCCGTCAGTTCATCCATGTCGAAGATCACCTTGTCGGTGGTGTCGATGGTGACTGCGTAGCCTTCGCTGTTCGGATCGCCCACGTTGGTCAACTTGTTGTGCCAGCGGACCCGCAGCGGCACCGGCACGTCGCCATCGTTGTACCAGTATTCGGCGTCGAGGCCGAAGGTCTGGTGAACGGCGCGGCGCGTTGCGGCTTTTGCTGCTGCGAAGTCGAAGGCCATGACGATTAGATCTCGTCGTCGGTGGCGGCACCGGCTGCGGCGTCGGCGGCAGGCTTCTCTTCCTGCTTACCCTTGCCCTGGTTCTTGCCGCCCTGCGCCTTCGGTGCTTCCGGCAGCTTGACTTCGTTCGCCTCGGCCGGGGCTTCGATCTTCTTCACCGCGTCGGGATTCGTCTTGCGAATATCTTCCAGTTCCGCGTCGTTCAGATCGACCACCTGGCCGGGCTTCACGCTGACGCGCTTTCCGGCGCGGTGCAGGACGAGGGTGTGGACTGCGATTCGTTTTGCCATTTTGGCTTCTCACTTTCGATATGGGATGAATGAAGGCCGGGTTGCCCCGGCCCGTTTTACTTCGACGCCGGTTTAGGCGACCTTGATGCTGTAGGTCGCGTTCGGCTCGGCAGGAACCATCAGCGGCGCGGACTGCGACAGCAGGTATTCCACGCTCGGGTCGTTCTCGCGCCAGTTTTTGAAGAAGGTGTCGAGCGGGCGGTAGCCAGCGTCGGCATCCATGATCGCGCCGAAGCAGCGCACACCGGCCATCATGTCGGACACGCCGACGACGGTGTTCTGGTCGAGGTAATACTGCTCGGTGCCGTCAACATCGACGAAGCGGGTGGTATCGACCCAGCACTCGATCTTGCCCTGGCCGCTGGTGCCCTGGATGGTGCCCATGTATTCCAGGGTGTCGCCGTAGCCGTCCGCGATCAGCGTGACTTTGGTGTTCTGACCACCGTAGTTCACGTTCATCATTTCCTTCAGGTCCACGCGCTGCGCGAACAGTTCCCAGGCGTTTGCGCCGAAGATGTTGCGCGAGATACGTGCGCCCGACAGTTCGTTCGCGGCGATGCGCGATTCCTTCAGGTCGGCCAGCGGATCGGCGGTGCCCTGGTCCCACTTCGCGCCGCCGGTCAGCACTTTGGTCAGTGCGTTATCGCGGCGGAAGTCCACGACCACTTCGGGGTAGTCCTCGCCCTTGATGGTCACTTTGCCGTCGATGGTGGCGCGGGCGGCCAGCCAGTTCCAGGTGTTCGTGATCTTGACCTTCTGGCGACGCAGCAGTTCCGCGATCACGGCATTGCGGCGCTGGTCGATGGTCAGGGTGCCGCCCAGGGCTTCGCCTGCGACACGTTCGAGGTGCATGGTCACGTCCACGGCGTCTTTCTGCTTGATGTACGCCGGACGGAAGGTGTCCATTTCGTAGCCGTCGAGCTTCTGCGGGCGGCCTTGCGCGGTCGGCACGACGAACGGTGCCAGCTTGCGGTCGTCGCCGTAGACTTTCTCGAACAGGATGTTCTTGCCGTCGAAGTTGATCTGGCGCTTGTAGAACTCGTTCAGCCAGAAGGTCGGCGCGGTCTTGATGCGGCGCTGGATACCGGCCAGGGTGTAGAGATCGAAAATGTTCATTGCTTCAGGTTCCTAGTGTTGGATTTGTTGGAAGTCGCGCTGCACGATTAGATGCAGTGACCGACCTTGATCGGGGTGCCGGTGAAGAACGCCTTGCGCTCGACGTAGGTATCCAGGCTCGGGTCAGTCGGCCACACCAGGGCTTCGTGATTGAAGTAGCCGGATTCCCAATACGGTGCCTGCTGACCGGCCACGACCGGCTGCGAGATCACGACGGCGCGCGCGGCCTGGCTCGTGCCGACGACGAACTTCTCGACGCCGCTGCCATCGACTTTCAGGTGGGCCAGTTCGTACAGGGCGAAGTTCGCCAGGGCCGGGGCCGAGTCAGCGCGGACTTCCTTGACGCCGACGAACAGAGGTGCGACACCGCCACGCGAGCCAACCGAAGTACGGCCAGCGGCGAGCATGATGTCGTCAGGTGCGTTGTTAATGTTGCTCATTTACTTCTCCAATTGAGTTTGAATTCGCCCGGTGCTTTGGGATTATTTTTCGTCCAGCTTGTAGCCGGTTGCGCGGCCGAAGTCGGCCAGGACGGCGTTCGCCATCTGCTCGGCGGTCGGCTTCTCGCCAGGGGCGGCACCAGCGTCACCGGCTGCGGCGTCAGCGCCGACGTTCGGTTGTGCGGTGTTCGCCATCGCTTGATGCAGCGTGTTGGTGGTGCTGGTGGCGGCCGGTGCGGCGGCGGCGCTCGGGGCGACGGCCAGCATGGCTTTCGCGTCAGCGACCGACATTTCGGTGTTGAAGGCCAGGTGGTTCGCCAGGGCTTCGCGGCCCTTGGCTTCTTCGCACGACTGGATGCCTTGCACGCGGGAGCGTTCGGCTTTCACGGCGTCGGCCTGGTTGTTCACTGCTGCTGCTGGTTGGCCTGCGGCCGGGGTGTTGTTGCCTTGCGTCGGGTCCATCGTCATTTCCTCGTTGGTGGATTGGGTTTCAAGTTTAGCGGCCTGCTCGTCCTTGTCGTCGTCGTTCGGGGCCGGATCTGGTTGGTCCTGATCTTCCTCGTCGCCGTCGATAGCCGTTTGCAGCGCCGCCGATGGTACTGCAATCTTCGCAATCAGACCGAGGGCGAGTGCGTCGTCGGCCCGGTACGTTCGAGCCTGCGTATCATAAATGATCTTGCTGTCGAGGCCCAGGTTGCGGGCGACGACGGCCACGAATTTTGCACGCGACTTGTCCACGCTTTTCTGAATGTCGGCCTTCACTTCTGCCGACAGCGCCTCGTACGGATTGCCATCGACTTTGTGATCGCCCGAGTAGATGAAGGTGATCTTGTAGCCGTAGGATTCGAGCGCCTTCGACATGTCGATGTGCATCGAGACGACGCCCACCGAGCCGACACCAGCGGACGGGATTGCGATGATCTTGTCGCACGCCGAGGCGAGTGCGAACGATGCGCTGTAGCAGTTGGAATCGACCACGGCGATGATCGGCTTCTTGCCGCGCGAGGCGTAGATCTCGTCGCTCAACTCGAAGCAGCCAGCGGCCTCGCCGCCGAAGCTGTTGTGATCGTGGATGATGTACTTCACGTCGTCGTCCAGCAGGGCGGCGTTGTGCTGTGCGCGGATGAAGTTGTAGCCGGTGACGAAGCTGTACGACCAGCCGAAGCGGTTGATAAGCGAACCGTGGACCGGGATGATCGCAACGCCTTCAGCGAACGCGAACGGCTTGGACTGCTGCGGGCGGCCGAAGCCGTACGCTTCGCACAGTTCCAGGCGCGTCTCGGTCATGAATTTCGATTGCGCTTCTTCCGGCACGGTGCGGGCCATCTGCGCCAGGTCGGCGGCGAAGCCTTCCTGATAGTCTCGGGCGATCAGCGCCTCGCGCATGTTCATGCGTGAAAGCGCCGCGCGTGCAACGATGTCGCTCATTTCTTTCCTTTCTTGCCTGTGTTGTTTTTCGGTTTCGACTGAGATTCGTCGGTGCTATCACCGCTGTCATCGCCGCCGTCACCGCTGTCGTCCTGCATGGTTTGCTGCCGGTCGTTCGCGCCCGCCTTCGTCGCATCGACGTTGAACGAGAGGTTCAGCGACTCCATCATCTTCTGCTCGCGGGCCTGCTGCATGAAGATCTTGCGGAAGTCCTCACCGAGTCGTGCTGCTTCGATCTGGTAGGTGGACAAGCCGGACTTGATACGCATGATAGCCGCTTGCGTTTCCTTCACCTCGTCGATCTGACCACGCGATGCGCCGATCCACTGGCACGTCGTCATCGCTTCGCGCATGATCGGGTCGTAGAACATCGTCTTGAACTGCGCGCGCGTCATGCCCTTCGGGATCGGCACGGTGCTGCCCGGTTCGTTGATGACCTCTTCGAGCCACAGCAGGAACATCGTCGTCGCCTGGCGGTCGGCCACGGTCTTTTTGCGCGACTGCATGTACTTCCATGTCTCGGCCATCGAAGCGCGGGCGCTGCTGTAGTTGGTGCGCGTGTAGTCCTTCGTGAACTGCTCGTACGACAGGCCCAGCGGTGCGGCGATGTGGCGCAGCAGCGATTGCTCGAAGTCGGTGCCGACGCCGCCCGGTGTACCGGCAGGCTTCATCGACAGCTTCGTGCCGGGGAACAGGTGGGGCATCTTCACGCCGTCGATGGCGATGTTGTTCGCGCCGTTCACATAGGCACCGAGCGCGGTCATGTACTGGCCCAGCATTTCGGCCATGCCACCTTGACCCGCGCCCATCGAAGCGAACACCACGTCGCTCGGAAGTTCCGATTCGATTGCAGCCGCGTACGTCGCGTTGACGACGGCGCTTTGCAGGGTGATGTCTTGGAACTTCTTCGTCATGCGCATCTGCTTCAGCACGGCCACCATGTCGCTGATACCGCGCGACTGATCCGGCATCTGCTGCTCGATGATGTGGAGCACCTGGCGACGGCCCCAATTCGTTTGCGCGGGCACGCGCTTCCAGTACGGGATCGTGTCGTCCGAATACAGGTCGCCAGGGTGCGCCGAGCGAATGTGATACGCCACCGGCTGACCGTAGATGTTCTTCTCGACGCCGCCACGGATCGACTTCGTATCCATCTGCCCTTCAGGGTTCGACAGGCGCGTTGGCGATACCATCTGGATCGCGGTGTAGAACGGACGGGCCTTGTCGTGAACGAGCCATTCGGCCGTGCCCAGCACCTCGCCAGTCATGACGAAGCCGCCCACGCCGAGGCGGATCATGTCGGTCAGCGTCATCGTGCGGCTCGCGTCGAACCAGCACTCGGTCGAATCGGCCAGCAGGTTGAAACGCGACTCGATGTACTCGACCCATTCGGCGGCCCAGGCTTCGTCGGCACCGAGCGTCACGAAGTCCGGCGTCAGGATCAGGCGGAACTGCGAGCCAACGATGCTGTCCTTGTGCGTGTGGACCGCGCCCATCACCAGGCCGTCGTTCTGCATGGCGTCGCGGCCACGCGCGTCCATGAGATCCTTCACGCCGTTCATCTGCATGTCGGGTGAAATGATCGGCGGCGACCACGATGCCATTTCGCGGCTGTTGCGGCTCGCGCCTTCCATGCCGCCCACCATCGCGGACTCGCGCGGACGCCCTGCGTCGATGACTTGCGGTGTCCCGGCACTTACGGCGGCCAGGGTGCTCTGTTGTTTGCGCGGCATGGCTTAGAACATGAATTGCGCAGGCGCGAGGGCTTGCAGGGCGCAGCCGGTCGGCGCGAGTTGCATGCGCAAGCTGGTGATATACGACGCCAGTTTCGCGCTGTTTGCGGCGACGAATTCGACGCGCTCACCGTTCTGATCGACGACCACGCGGGCCGACTGTCCGGTGGTGAGTTGGTGGTATGCGGCCACGGCTTCGTCGAGGCGCGCCTGCACGGCAAGGCGCTCTGCTGCTGTCAAAATTTGTTGCATGATTGTGTTCCCTAGTTGTGGTGTTAAGCGAGCGCACTCGCCATCTTTCCGAAGTCAAATTTTACAGCACCGCTAAATGGCTTTTCCTCTTCAGGCTTGCGGATCAAGTCGTTCTTGTCCCACTCGTCGGCCCACGATGGCGGGTTGTTCCAGTCGATGCCTTCGACCTTCACGAACGACGACACGGCCACGCCGATGCAGTAGTACGACAAGTCCCATGCCTCGTTGCGAATGTTCGTGTTGTGCTCCCATCCCTTCGGCGTGCGCACCTCGGAACAGAGTTCGCCGTAGTAGTCGTCATCCAGCCAGGTCGGCGTGCGATACATGCCCTTGCCAGGCTCGATGCAATCCAGGCGGCCGTCGAGGTCGTCCTTCAGGATCGTCGGGTTCAGCATGAGCACCGGCACGTCACCGCGCGCTGCCGCCTTCACGTCCTTGCGGCTGCTGTCGGGGAAGCTGATTCGCGTGCGCGGCTGTCCCGGCTTGCTGTCACCCTTCAGCAGCATGAAGCGGCGATGCTTGTTCTCGCGCACCAGCTTGCGGTAGAAGTTGTAGGCCATCGTCGTCGCGCCCTTCTTACCGCCCGAGTCGCAACCCATCATCTTGATCGACATGAGGCGGCCCGAGTCGTCGGCCAGCGGGTATTCCTTCTCCAACACCTGTTCGACCAGTAGATCCCAATCTTCGAGGTAGGCGTGCGGCTTCACGAGTTCGGGGTGCCCGTCATGATCCAGGCGCTTCGACTTCTTCACGAGGAAGCGGTCGATCACGGTCATGTCGAACGGATAGCCCGGCATGATGCCGAACACCTGCACCACGAAGCTGTCCTTCTGCACGTCGGCGGTCGCCAGCAGGAAGCGCACGCCATCGGGCACGACCTTCTCGCCCAGCGTGAACTCGGCGCGGGCCTTGATCGTTTCCGGCAGGCGGATCTCCATGCGCGCGCGGCTGTAGTACGGCTCGCCCAAGTCGTTGTTGTAGAACTTCTTCAGCGTCTCTTCGGTGCCGGTGCGCTCGTAGTCGTCCATCGCGTCGAGGAACGTCACGGTCAGCTTCTTCCAAGTCGTGAACGCAGCGGCGACACCGCGCAGCCAGAACGATGCGATCAGCGAGCGCACCGACTTGCCGAACCGCTGCCCGAACTTGTTGATCGCCTCGCCGTCCTTGACCCACATGCCCCACAGGTTCATTTCATAGCGGTCGTCCGGCACGATCTTCTCGGCGCACTTCGGGCACTCCATGTAGACCGTCTCGGCCACTTCGAGGTTCGACATGCCTTCCTTGCGGTCCCACTTCAGCATTTCAAACTTGCCCTCGAAGTAGTGATCGCAGTGCGGGCACGGCCAGTACCAGCGGCGGCGGTCGCCACGGTTGTAGAGGCCGATGATGCCGTCGCACGGCGGCGCTTCGTGCGGGGTGCGCGGAATCCACTTGATGTCCTTCACCTCGCGCGACGGCGACGATTCGGCCACGCACATCGCGTTCGATCCGAAGGTCGTGGTTCGCTTCGCGGCCAGGTCGTACGGCTCACCCTCGCCGTCCACGTCGTCCACCATACGATCCCGGTCGGTCAGCACCACGCGGCCGATTGGCTTACCTGCCAGTTCGGTCGGCGTCGGCCAGGACAGGGACAGCATCATTCCGGTGTTATAGAGCTTGTCGAACTTGTTGTCGTTGTCCGCGCCGGGCAGCAGCATCTTTCCGATCTCGGGCGAGTATCGGTTCAGGCGGTCGATACGGCGCATGGAGAAGTCGCGGGCCGCCGTGTTGGTCGGGCACACGATCATCATGTCCATCGGATCGACCTTGATGCTGTAGGCCGTGCAGTTGACCACCAGGGCGTCCGTCTTGGCCGACTGCGCCGGGCCGACGAAGATCATCCCGTTGTAGGTGGTGGATGCGAACACGTCCATCGGCTCGACCATGTACGGCGTCGTCGAGTTGTACCAGGGGCCGACGTACGCACCAGGCGAGTTCACGACGCGGTACTTGGCGGCAGCGGCCGACACGGTGGTGCGCTCGGGCGGGCGCAGCATTTCCGCGCACTGCAAAACAAGGTGTTCGATTGAATCAAAGCGCATCTGGATCTTCCTCTTCCTGCACGGCGGCTACTGCGTTTTCGGCCTGTTCGATGACGGCCCTGTTGGTTGGCCCCTTGCTGAACTCTTCGAGCACGGTGGCGTACAGGGTTTCCAGCATGCCGTCGCCCAGCGACTTCACGATGCCGCGCTGGCGGTCGGTCAGTTCGGCCTGGCGGTCCACGGCGTCGGCGTTCAAACGGACGCTCATCTTGACCAGCTTCATGAGGCCACCGATCACCTCGACCACGCGGCCAGTCGGCCACAGGTTGCCCTCGCGCTGCTCGAACTCTTGGCGCGACCGCTGGCCTGCCCAAAACTCTTTCGTCAGCATCTTCGGCAGGTCGTTGTGGTGCATCTTCTT